TAGTGAAATTCAGAGCCGGAACCGGAGCCTACGGAGATGGCCGTCTTATGCGTCAGGCCGGTGGGCGCGGCAATTTCAGGAACAAAGGGGATGCCGGAGAAAACCCAGTAAGTCCCCCACTTGCGGCGTAATTCCGATGGCGGATATCCTGGATGAGCCAGAGTCAGAACATCATTCGACTGGGCGTAATTGATGCCGAACAGGTCGGATTCACTGTATGAGTTATCGACCTGATACTCCCCCGTTCTCGGCAGCAACCGCCAGTACGGAGATGCGCCGAACGGGATATTTCCGGTGTTGTTTTCGATCCTGGACTCGTAGTAGTCAACCACCCCTCCCGCATCGTTAGAAACGATCGAGCCGGCTCCATAAACTGAACCGACCAGCCACACAAAAGCCGCCCCTTGGTTATACATGACCACAGACCCGTCGGTATAGAACCGGAAGTACCCGGCCCCAATCTCGATAACCAGAGACTGTGTTACCGAATAGACAAACGGGATAAGCTTGGACTTCTTCGAAGAGTTCTTCGTTTTGGCGACAAACATCGTGCCCGGCCGCTGCGTCGCCGGCCCTTGCGGCGTGGCGATGAAGTTGCGCAGGGTGGCGACGCCGGACTGGCGCTTCGCATCGTCAAGTCGGCCGAAAAACTCGGGCGTAACCTCGCCGCCATTGAATGACTGCTGGATGATGCGAGTGCTGGCCATTGGTTACCTCGCTGCCAGATGCGCCGGCATATGCGCCGGACGAACCGATCTCTGCGATGAATCCGCAGCCTTTGCCTTGGTCAGCACGGAGTCGGCCGCCGCCATGCAGAACTGCGCCATTTTTGCCCCGGCGTCGCCCTTGATCAGCGGGCCAGCGACATGCGAAGCCAGCAGCCAGGAAACGTATTCAAGGAACAATGGGCTGTACTTCGTCGAGTCCGTCACTCGCACAATGTACTTTGCGGCAGCCTGGTCCTGATCAGTCAGGATGGCAAGCGATCCGGATGCCAGCGCCTCCACGGCAAATGGCACCGGAACCGGCGACGATGAATCCACCCCGATGTCACTGGTCGCCTCGTAGTCGTAAACCGTCAGGACGCGCAGGCAATTGGTTGGCATAGCATATGCATAGACCCAGGCATCGGTTTCGGCGGTCACCTCGGCCAGCGTGGACCGCTTTGTCGCAAAACCCCAAGAGTGAGACTCAAGAGCGGAGTCCCTGGCGATTGGCCAGAACTGCGCGCAGTAATCGGACTGCGGGGATCCTTCCGGAGGGTCAATGCTGGCAATGTTGGCGCTGTCGCCAAGCCTGGACATTGCCAGATTGCAAATATCAACGACCGATGCCATGCCTTACCCCGACACATTGAAAAAAGGGGGCCGAAGCCCCCAAGGAGAACACCAAACAGTCAGGCCTCGACAGTGTCAGCGACCTTGCCAGCCATTGCCGCCTTCTCAGCAGCAATCACATCGGCATTGATCTCGGACATGGTTTGCGGAGCCTTCTTGCTGGTCTTCTGGGGCTTTTCCACGGCAGCCTGCAAGACCTCCATGTGCTTGGTGGGGCTGCCGTCAATCTCGAAAACCGTACCAGCACGGCGGCGGTAACCGCCGTAGAACAGGTCAACCTTGGCTTTAACCTTCATGGCTCAGGCCTCAGATGGCGTCAGCGTAGGCCTTCCACTTCGACGGATCCATCGTCAGGAAGGCGTTGATCTTGCCAGCCGTGACGGTGGTCGTGCCGATGGTAGCCAGGATGCCGAGGTAGCGTTCGTAAACAACCCCCTCCACCGGCAACTTCACGCAAGCGATAACGCCGCCGGCATTCAGTTGAGCCGAGTTGGCCGCCGAGTCATCGGTCACGAAATCCGCGGTGAAAAAGTGGATCGAGGCGCTGCCATCGGTCGCAATCGCAGCCTGGGCATCAGAGGCCAGAGCGAAGCTGATCGTGCCGGCGCTGCCGCCAGTGATGATCTCGGTGTCGGTGGTAATGACCAGATACGGAGCCTCGCCGTTGCCAAGGTCGCGGGCGACGGACAGGTCGATCACGTTACCGATCAGGGCGGTCCCGGCCGCAGCGGCCACGGAGGTCGCATCGGCAAATTCATTTCGTGCGTCAAGAATCATGTCAATTCTCCAGTGGAGCCCGGCTTAAATGCCGGACTCAGTGTTCAGGATGGCGTCGCACTGTTTCACAGGGATGCCGCGGAACCGGGTAACCATCTTGCCTTGGGCATCCTCGATGGTGGTGAAGGCCATGTTGGTCTTTTCCATCGCCTGAAGGTCCATCAGCTCCAGGGTGGCGCGGCTGGCGTAGAACACCGGGCGGCCCATGTTGATGTTCGGGATACGACGCAGCGCCTTAGCCATCAGTTGGGCCAGCACCGGGCCGGTGGTTCCAGTCGCAATGGTGTTTTCCAGGTCGAAGTTCATGCGCACCACATAACGCCAATCGCGCACGGACAGGCCGCAGTCCCAACGGTAATGGGTGCGGTAACCTTCCATTCGGCCGCCGTTGCCATCCACGTTTTCAATGGTCACCTGACCCTTGTCGGTGATCTGCAGACCGGCCGTGGAGCCCTTGGGATAAATGCCGTGGCAGGTATTGCGGCCCCACACGATCAGCCAGATCGAGGAGTTGTCAGCGCCATCAGGCGTGGCTGCGTCGGTGATGATGTTGTCGCCATTGGCGGCGGACTGGTCGTTGAAGCGCGGACCGAACCCGGTGAACGCCTCCGGCTCGGAACCTTCATTGCCGTAGAACAGCGTCGAGGAGAACTCCTGGTTCATGCCTTCGATGTGTGCGGCATCTTCCGACAGGCGGAAGGCAGCGGTATTGCCGTTCAGGTCAGCCAGAGCCTTATCTACTTCGGCGTAGGCTTCCAGCATGCCGCAGGAATCGGTCACCTGGGCGGTGGTGGACTTGGTTGGCTGAACGCCGCCGTACAACTTGCGCCAGGTCGGGGTCGGCAGGCCGGTGCGGACGGTAGTGCGGTGGCCGGTGGGCAGGTTGCCTTCGACCCACACCATATCGTCAAGAATGGGATTGGTCTGCGCCAGCATTTCGGCAATGGTAGCAATGCTGCCATCAGGGTTGAGCCGCTTGGTTACATCCAGCAGCGTCGGGTGAATCGCGGAAAGAGTCGTCATGCTCTTGGCCTCTTAGTTCATATTGGGGAACAAACGCTTGGCTGGATCAACCGACCCGGAACCGGGTCCGCCACCGCCGACAAAGCGATCTTCTGAAATAGCCTTACCGGCTCGATAAAACGCCCGAACGATTTCGGGGTGGTTTCCCAGCCCGGTTTCGTCGAGCAGCTTGGAAAGCTCGGGAGTCCCAAACTTGTCCATTGCCTTCTTTGCAACAGCCACGTTCTGCGCCAGATTGGGTCCGCCGATTTCGGTATCAGCCTGAGCCGCATCAACCCAGCCCTTGACCATTTCGACATGGGCGGCCTGCTGGCGTTCAGCAATGGCCGGAGCCAACTTTCCCAGCAGGGCATTGGCCTGTTCGTTGTTCAGGCCTGCGCCCTTGGCAAACTCGCCGAACGCTTCCAGCCCGCCCTGATCAAACTCGACACCATCCGGCAGCTTCCAGTCGTAGGCATCAGGAACGCCATCATCAGCGGCGGCGTCATTCTGCTGTCCCGAATCCGCAAGGGGCGCGTCGGCAGCCGGAGCATCTGCGGCAAGCGCATCTGCCTGAGGAGCGTCAGCAGCGGGATCAGTCATCAGAGTCATTCTTGGCCTCTTGCATCATTTTGATGTACTCGGCTGGAGCCAGGCTGTTGACGGTTGCCAGCAGGGCCAGGCCCGAGTTCCGGTTGCCTTCGTTGAACGCCATCGCCATCGCGTCGGAACTGAACGATGACCGGAACACCCCAGCCCTCTCCAGCATCCGCCAGACGATCCGCCTGCCTTGTACCGTTGCCATGAGCCAACGGTAGTCGGCTTGTTCGGTTTCTCGCGCCAGCCGCTCCTTGGATTTCTTGCGGTCGCGCTTTGCGTCTTCATTCGGCATTTCCATGATTGCACTCTACTCAGAGCCAAGCGGGTTATATGCCCACCCGGATGACGCCGCCGATGATGGCGGCTCCGATCAGCCCCACCACGGAAACAACCCCGACCGTCACCCAGTGGTGCATTTCAACCAGGCCCGGCATGTTGGCCTCGATTTCGCGCAGGCGAGGATCAATGTTCATCGGAACCTGCATGCGCAGCTCGTGGACTGATACCGATATTTTCTCGATGGCGTCGAATGCCCTGGCAATTGCCTCCCGCGTTTCGACATGCCTCTCCTCCAGCCGGACAAGGCGCTCCAGGCTGTTACTGATGGCCTGCTGCGATTCCTTCAGCGAGAAGATGACTTCCCGCATTTCGCCCTGCTCCTGCTCAACCCTGCGCAGGCGCTCGTCAGTTTGATAAATGAGTGCGTCGGTCATTTGTTCGGCCACTCCCGCATCACCAGTTGAGCGATAAAGCAGGCGATGGCCACAGCAAAAGCGATCATGCGCAGTTGCCAGGGGATAACCACATCCCCCAACTCAAGGAGGACGGACTGCGGCGAGACAGCAAACAGCATGGCGATGCCGCCAATTCCGCCCCAGCTGGACGGTTCGGCAATACGGGATCTGGTGATTTTCATTTGGCAACCACCGGGACAGGACAGACGGAGATGGTGACCTGCGGGCAGACCGGCATTTGCGCGCAGCCTTCCAGCAGCATCAGGACGATCAGGTAGCCGATGGCGTGCATTTTCATTTCGGAAGCCCCTGCCTTGTGCCATTGCGGTCAATGGTCAGCACCTGACCGCGAGGCGCAACCTTGACAAACGAGACATGAACCCATGCCCCATATTCCAGGATAAGCTGGTCAAACGGGATATGGCTGCGGGCGATTGCATGGGCAATCTGCTCCGGAGTGCCGAAGGATGGCGCAGTAAAATCAACAGCCTGACCTCGGAGGTGCTGGCTGTTCTTGCTGCCGTTGATGGCGTCGTTGACCTTCTGGCAGCGGTATCCGGATGAGACAAGGACCGGAACACCCAGCAGGGCGCGAACCCTGTCAAGCTGCTCTGCCGTATAGCGTAGATTCAAGAGAGCCTCGGCGTCTGGAGTGTTATCAATGCCGTGCCTGCTGGCATAACCCGACTGGATCAATTCCTCAAGGGTGAAGTAGACGGACATCCTCATTGCAGCACCCCCGGACTGGTGTATCCGCTGAACATCCCAGCCACATCGGTCAGACCGTTCTGGCTGGTGGTATCAGTGGCCGACAGATCCTTGGCGGTCGCCGCCGCCTGCTGGAT